TTTGCAACCTGACGACCACGGCACGAACGTATCGTCTGGCCATCCGTCCCAATGCGGCGACGCAGGCGTCCAACCATTACGTTGCATACGATACTACCGTAGCGGCCAACGACTCAACAGCGCTGACGTTAGGGATTACCCTAGATTCCAGCGACCTGCTGACAGTGCAAGAATCCGCGGCGAATACGCTCAATCTCACGGTATTCGGTGCCGAGCTGACATGATAACCAGTTTCACACGATCGACGTTGTTGTCTTTGCTCCAGAAGTCCGCATCATTCCGCGGCCCTGCGGGAGTCGCTGCTGCGACTTCTCCCGTTATACGCGAGTACAGTGCCAATGATACATGGACAAAGCCCACAGCATCAAACTACTGGGGTTGCATGGTGGTTTGCTTTGGTGCTGGGGCTGGTGGTGGAAGCGGTCGTAGGGGCGCTGCTAACGTGCGCCGTGGATCTGGCGGTGGCGGTGGCGGCGGAGCTATGGCATATCGTGTGTTGCGCAAAGCTGATACGCCAGACGCCACGTATTCAATTACGATAGCATCGGGTGGTACTGGCGGCGCTGCTGTGACAACTGACAATACAAACGGCAATGTTGGATCAATCCCAGGTAGCACCTCATTCGGCATATTGGTTGTGGCCGCTGCTGGCACCCGTGGGAGCGCGGGTTCTGACAGTTCAAACGGCGGCGGTGGTGGTGGCGGTGGCGCAAACAATTGCACCCCATCATTGGGGCCTTATTCTACTACTGGTGCTTCTGGCGCTTCAGGCCAAGACGGCTCAACGCCTTCAGCCCCCACAGCTGCACTGAACGGCACGAATGCCTGCGCAGGTGGCGGCGGTGGCGGTGGCATAAGTGCTGCCAATGTTGCACGCAACGGTGGAGTCGGTGGGAACATTTACGACAACGGCTCCCTTGGTTCTGCCGCTGCTGGAGGTACTACCACAGGTACGCGTGACGGTTCTGCGGGTGTTGACGATAGGGCAAACAACATTTTATTTGACACTCAAAACGCTACAACATTAGGGCCGGGCACTGGCGGCGGCGGGGCTGCGGCTGGGGATACAGCGGGCACGATAGCAGCTGGAACAGGCGGTAACGCGGGCAAATGCGCTGGCGGCGGCGGAGGTGGCGCTTCAACCAACGGCGCCAACTCTGGTGCTGGTGGTAACGGTGGGGGCGGATTGTGTCAACGTCGATTTGTAGTGTCGTTGCTGTCAAGGCCCGACCTACGTGCACCACGACAGCACCGCCAGTCGGCGCCGTCTGTGTAAGGTTGCCGTTCGTGCCTAAGTACACCGTGCCTTTGGTCCATGACCACGAGCTATCGGTGATCGTGCCGTTCATGACCACGCGCACAGTGCCGCCCGTGGTGGCCGACGTCGTAGTGATGCCGACGACCTGTGCGTTTGCCAGCGTGTCGTTGGATGCGTAGACCGCCTGCCCGCTGCCGTCGGTCGTGACTGCACGGAGTGCGCTGATGTTCGCAGCGGTTACGAGGCTGATGTCGGAGCTGATCGGCACAAGGCCGCCGCTGTCCACCGTCAAAGTGACTTGTTTGCTATCGCCAACGTCAAGCGTAACAATCGGGCGCTGTATGTTCAAGGACTGTGTCATTGTGCGATCTCACCGTAGACGGTTACCTCGCCACGTGCCAGCTCGCTAGTTACGCCCGATGCCGTCTGCTCCAACGACCAGACGTAGTTGGCACCTGCCGTCAGGGCCGCCGTCGACGCCGCAGAAAACGACACGCTGAACTTTCCGTTGGCCGCGTCCGTGATCGTGCACGTCGCCGTCGCCGCGAGCGCGTCGCCTGCCGTGCGGATCTGTGCAGCGTAGGTGCGGCCGCTGATGTTGACAACGGCGCCCGCTTCTTTGATCGTGAACGTGTACGCCCACGGCACGTTGCGCACAACGTCGAGCTGTACCGAGGCGCCAGCATTAGATAGTCGGGGGCTGTACATTACGTGTTCACGTCTGCAAGTTTGCGGAAGGGTTGGATGTTGATAACAGGGTCGCCCGACTTAGCCGTGATCTTCATAAGCATCTCGGGGCCGACGTACACCTCGTTGGTTTCATCCTTCTTGATGATGAATCCGACTGTCGTCGTCGGTGTCGTGCCGTCGTATGTCACCGACAGGTCATGCCCGACGGGATGCACCAGCAGGAAGTCCGTCAGATCCGGCCACGTCACCGTCACGGCGACCGATGCGCTGATTGTCTGTAGAGGCCCCAGAGCCTTGCACCTTGTGCTCACCATAGCTAACCTCCGTAAAAGCTTACCACGGGCCTGCGTGAGGCCCGTAGTGAGCTCTTACAGCCATGCTCCGAGGCCTGCGTCCGTAGCCGTCACGGGATCTTGCTCGAGCTTGCCGAGCTTACCGTGGGCTGCGAGGTAGGTGCCCGTCGTGCCGTTGCCGGCGACGGCGATCAGGTTGATGTAGCGCTTGCGGCCTTGCAGCGGCACGCGGAACTGGAACACCTTGTTGTCGTCCGTTGCCGACGGCAGGGTCGAAGTTGCGCCCGTGTCGGGATTGGTCGACGTGCCGAAGACGTAGCCGGTGATGTCGGCGCCGCTGTCCAGCGTCGTGCTGTTCGTGATGGCGTCGGACTCCTGAAGCTTCAGCGTAGCAAGGGCGATGTCGGTCGTGCCGAGCTGGACGTTGACTTCGAGGTAGTCAGCGCCGGCAGTGTCGCAGACGGTCGACGTGTACGTTGCGTTGTCAACGACAGCGCCGGGAGCGACGAAGACGTGCGTCTTAGCGGTTTGCAGTGGTTGCATTAGTCGTTACTCCTTAGTCGTTTTGGGTAATAAGACCGACCATAGCACCAGCCTTCTGCAGTGATGCAGTGGCGTTGTAGTTGCCGAAGTCGTGGTTGATGATGTCGAAGCGCTCCGTCACCAGCACCGACACGAGGCGTGCAGCGAAGTCGGCGTGCTCTGACGTTTCGATCGTGATGCCGCGACGGTCGCCGAAGTACGACGAGGCCGATACGTCACCGAACAGCAGCGGAACCTGGTTGATGGCCGTAGCCTTCGCCATCACGTTGTTGAGCACAACGGGGTAGCCCATGAGCGTCTGCTGCGGTACGCCGTTGACGACTTCTGTTCCCGTCGTGCCGTTCTTGGCGATGGCCAGATTATACACGACGTTCCAGTAGAATTGCGGCGTGCAGTGGAAGGCGTTGTTCGTGCCAGGGTAGTTGGCGACCTTGCCGATCATTGCGATGATGTCGGCAAGCGTGATGGCCGACCACGTCGTGCCTGTGGCTACGACAGCAGAACCGAGCTTTGCCTTGTCGGCATCTGTTGCCCATGTGCCGCCACCGTCTTCAAGGAGCTTGCGGTACTTGTACGTGGCGCCGATGATGCCGCCGTACGTCGACGTGCCGTCGCCAACAAAGCCGCATTCGTCTTCACGCTGTGCCAGCTTGTAGGCTGCCCAGTTCGTGATCTCGTCGGCGATGGAAACCGTTGCGTCTTCGCCGAGCTGCTTGCTGTACTTCGTCAGCACTGCCAGTGTCTTAGCTGAGAGCGTAAGGTTTGTCCATGCCAGATCAGATGCCGTAGGTGCGACGCCTTCTCCAACGAAGTATGTGTCGTTGCCTGATACTTCCTTGAGAATATGGCGTGTATCGGAACCCATGCCGACGACGTTGGCTCCACCGCGGAAGACGCCATATTCCTCCTTCAGGTTCCAGATTGCAGACTCCATCTCCTCCGGTACGAGGATGCCGCCCGACGTGTTGTTAGCTGACGTCAGCGTCTTGAACGATACGCCGTGATCGTCGCACCACTTCTTAGCATCGGCACTGCCCATCTGGGCTTGCAGGAACTGGCCGACCTTGTAGGCTTCGGCGCTGTCCTTGTAGACGCGGCTCTTCTGTCCCTTCGACGTGATCGTCGGGGCTGATGTCTTCGTTGTCATGGGCTGTGCTCCCGTCGGTGTGTTGATGGCCGACTTGATGACTGCGGCTGTGGCCTTCTTCTTTTCGATGCGGGCCGTCGCCTTGTTGATGAGGGATGCAAGCGTCAGCGCCTGCGCTTCGACGGCGGGTGCCACTTCAGGGCTGTCCTCGACGTCAGGGGATTCCGTCAACGCTGTCAAGGCCTCGACTGCCTGAGCTACCGCAGCGGCCATCTCTTCGATGGTGGCGTTGGGGTTCTCAAGCAAGGCCTGCAGCGCCGCAATGATCTCTTCGAGATTCATAGGGTGTGGTCCTTGAGTTGACTGTTGATTAGTTGCCGCAGGGCCTTCCGATTTCGACCGGGCTTTGCCTCGGTCTCTTCTTTGGGCTGCGGTGTTGACGCGGCAAGAAGCCGCTTGATTTCGCCGTGTGCCTCTTTCAAGATTCCCGCCAAGGTCTCGAGCAGAGCCACATTGCGGGACGATAAGATTCGCCCCTCTTTCATGCGCATATCAAGACGCTGCCTTGTACGCTCCACAAGCCAGGTGACCTCGTTCCCGAGGCCGACCACGTGGTCGTCATAGTCGCCGCGTCGCTTCAATGCTATCACTTGCGTATTCGGGTTGGCACCGACCAGCACGGGGCTGATCTCGTGCAGGTCGACTTCGTAGATCTCTTTCGTGCCGTCTTCGCCGAAGCCGTCGACGATGGTTGTGTATCCCACGCTGAACTCGCGGAAGCCGCCCTGCTTTATGAGGGTGTACGTCTCGTCTGCGTCCTTCGTGTCAAACATCGTGCCGCGGAACCACAGGCCGCCGTTGGCGCGCGTTACCTCGTCGATATTTGGGTCGTCGAGTTCTGGGTCACCGGGCAGGACTTCCTTAGCTTCGGTGCGGAAGACCGGAAGCGTCCAGTCGTGAGCCTTGACACCAACGGGCATCTGCTTAGCTAGCGACTTGGCGTAGCAGCCGGGCATCATGCGTTCGTTGTAACTGTCCACGACGTTGAACGTCGAAGCGATCGCCGTAAAGGTGCGCGCTTCGGGGTCCGTGCCGATGACCTTAAATCTTATGTCGTTCATTGTCCAGCCTCTGCAGGTTGGTATCCTGATGTGATTTTACGCTTGCGAACGGGACGGATGACGCACCGGCAGTTGACGATAGACGACGGGCTGCCAGTGCCTACGGCGGGGCCGTCTAACGTCTTGCCCGTTCGGCTGATCTGGCCGTTCGCGTCGGCCTTGAGTTCGGGGAACTTGCCCGTGACGTTCACGTACAGGCCGTCCATCTCACGATGCGATGGGCGCACCCTGTCGTCGCGACGCGTTACCCACACCCGCAAGATCTCGTCCTCGGTGCCTTCCTTGCCTTCGTTCATCTTCTTCCACGTGTCCTTCTGCGTCTCGGTTGCCGAGGCGCGCGTGACAGTCCGTGCGATTGTCGCAGCACGGGAAACGGTCAGTGTCTCGACCTTGCTACGCAGTGCCGTCTGCAGTTCCGCTTCGGTAACGCCACGGTTGTCCTCGATGGTCTGCCCGATCTCATCGCGTGCCGTGCCGTAAGCCATCGTCAACAGCTCGCGCTGCTGCGCTCCTACGCGTTCTTGGATCGTGTCGAAGATTGACTGGAACTCGGAAGGGTTGCCCTCGGCAGCTTGCACCGCCAGATAGAATATCTCGCGCAACAGTCCAGAGCGGACCTTAGCCGATGCCGTCAGGTACTGCGCTGTCAGCTGGTCGATCTTGATGCGCGTCACGTCGAGCTCGCCGGCCTTCTGGCCCGTCAGCTGTTGCATCATCGTCTTCATGCCGTCGGCCACGAACGGGATCAGCTCGGCTGCGTAGTCGTTCATGATCTTGTCAGCAGCACGCCAGTAGTCGGCCGCTTCCTTCTCCGTCTGCCGGTAGAACTGAATCGGCGGCTCAGGTTCGGGCGGCGCGATGTTCGGGTTCGTGATCGGGGCCGGTGCTTCGGGGTCGATGCCTTCGGCCTTGACTTCGCCTTCGGGCGCTGCAAAAAAGCCGCCCGTGGTGGGCTGCAATTCGTAGTTGTAAACCTCGCCGTCTTCTACTTCCACATAGCCCACTTCTGCACGCAACTCGTTTTTCGTGATGGCGTTGGCCGTCCACATCTGGATTGCAAGGGCCTCGCGCTGTGCAGGGTCGGGCTTAAGGGCTTCGATGTTCGTAGTGTCAAACTGCAAGCGCACGCCGGGGAACTCCGAGGCGAACGACAGGGCCATCTGCTCTTCCCACGCGTTCCACGTCGGCACGCGCGTTAGGGTCGTATACTCGCGGAAGGCCGTTTCCTTGTTTGCATACGTCGACGACAGCAGGCCCGCACGCGTCATAGCTACGGCAGGGTCCACGCGGAAGGCGCCGCAGATGGCGACCTCGAACTGGGTGAACTGATCGGGTGCGCTCAGGGCGTTGATGGACTGGCCCATCTCGGAGTAGCTTACACCGCCCGACAGCACCAACGGCTTGCCAGACTGCGGACCCATGCCGCCGATCTTCTCGGCAAACTGTTCCTTAAGCTGTTCGACCACGGGGCTTGGCAGCATCTCCTGACTCGACAGGATACCAGGGATAACGCCGCCGTTCTTGGCGATGCTGTACAGCGTCGTCATGAGTTCGTTGTATGCGTCGATGCTGATCGACGACACGACGATAGGCGACAAACCCAGATGCGGTTGCAGCGGGTCGATGTAATACGACTTGATGTGCACCACGTCGCGGACGTCGAAGGTCGTAGTCTGCCCAGCACCGTCGTCGTAGACGTAACCGTCGATCCACCCCATCGGGCTGATGTGCGGGACAATCTGTCCGTAGTTGTAAGGATACAGACCGGTGATGCCACCCAAGATGTTGCGCGCCTTGACGATGTACGCACCGCCGCCTATGTCGATGTAGGTGCTGACGGTCTGCCAGAACTCGGCTTGCGACATGTACGGGTTCGGGTTGGCGAACAGCCGTGTCAGCGGGTGGGCCGGTAGCAAGTCGCCAGTTGTTGCATTTTGCGCGACGAGCGGCGCTTCATTCAGCGTGTTCGCACGGACGGCGACACAAGCGGCAACGACAGGGTTACCCTTGTAGCCCTCGACGACGCGCTTCTGGAACTCACTGTAATCCGGTCGGACATACCGAGACCCCACCGCCGTTACGCGTTGCAACGGGGCAGGGGCCTGCTTGAACACCGAACGAAGGCGGTCGAGTATTGCCATGTGCTGCGAAGCTATAACAAAAATATCGAAATACGCAAGCTATTTTATCGGACAGTGTCCGACAAGTGCAGGTTACCGCACCCGCCCGTTAATGATGATTCGGTTGCTCACGCTGAACTCGCCCGTCTTGTCGAGGTCGACCGTGACGACGCCGTGGTTCCAGTGGTTGCGCGGCGCATAGTGCGGGTTCAAATCGCACAGGCAGCCCATCGACCAGCCCGCAAATACCGAGCCGTCCAGGGGGCGCTTGTGCATGTCAAACGTCGTCTTGTGGACGTGACCGACTAAGATGTTGTCCTGCGCCTTCATGCGGTAGTTGCGCGCGGGGTTGACGCCGCCACTCCCGAACCACTCGTGCCCGTGGTCGATCCACAGCTTGCCGACCGTCAGCTTCGACCGTTCGCCGATCCACTCGATACCGTGACTGCGGAGCTTTAGCAGCTCGGGCAGCGTCGCCTCCGGTAAGCCCTGCAGGGCGTCTGCGTTCTTGGCGATGTAGCGCAACCACCGCTCTTCGTGGTTCCCCTCGCGGTAGATGATACGCACCTTGTCGCCGAAGTACCGCCGCAGGTGGGCCAGCATCGCACGCGCCACGTCAAGCTCCCAAACAAAGTTGCGCTTGGCTTCGATCCGCTCGTGCGTCGAAATGTTGTAGCAGTCCATCGCGTCGCCGTTGATGACAAGCGTCTGGATGCCGTAGTCCCGCAGGTGCTCGATGGCCGTAAGGTACGGGCCGTGCAGGTGGCCGTCGTCGTCGTAGAGCGCATGGAACGGCCAGTGCAAATCGGAGATGACGCCCGTCTTACTCGATGTAACGTCACAGATGGAGTCGGGCCGCAGGTCGCCAGCGATCAGATCCGTAACACCGTCGGACCGCTCGCGCCGTCGGAACTCGTTAGCGATCATCGACATCCCCAGCGCCTTCGCCTTGTCGTCGTTCATCTGCTCCGCGCCAGTCATCGGAGCAGGTGGTAGCTCGCCCTTCTTGCGGAGTCTATATCGCTGCTGTGCTGTCAGACCGTCGTCGTGCTGCACAAGCGCTTTCGTCGCCTGCCCACCGACAGATCCGTTCGCCCCACGTTCGGCCTTGACACGGGCGTCGCGTGCCTCGCGGATTAGCTCGAACTCGTCGGCAGTCATGCGGTACCGCTTGTTGCCTGCGCTGGTCAGCTTTGCCATATGTTCGGTTCCTTCGTGACGTGCTCGATACGTGCCCGTGCGATCTCCAGATATTCGGCCTCGCGCTCTATGCCGATGAATCGGAAGCCTTCCATGATGGCGGCCTTGCCCGTCGAGCCGCTGCCCATGAACGGATCTAAGACGGTGCCGTTCGGCGGTGTCACCAGCCTGCAGAGATAACGCATCAGGTCGGTAGGCTTGACAGTGGGGTGGTGGTTGCGTTGCGGTTCATGCTTGTGAGGCGTTTGCTGTGCGGTCTTGCCTCCAGCATTTAAACCGTATTCTTGCCCGCGGGGCTTTGCCTCCATCCCCTCGCACGCTTCATCCCTATCTCGCTTGCTCGCCTTCGCGCAGTAGAAGAAACGGGCGGCGGAGCCGGAGTCGCCGTGTCGCGCCGCGTTCGGACCAGAGCCAACCCCTTTTCCGTATATTTTGTTGGCTTGATTAGCCCATTTCCACTGCGGTGGCTGGGCACTTCCAGCGCCGTGCGGAGACGGAAACAACCCCACCACCTCCTCGCTCCCGTCGTGGATTAGGTTGGCAGGCCAGCGGCCGATGTTCGGGTCCATACCGCTTTGGTCTTGCCTGCGGGGTCCATATCCACTGTCGTGTCCATGCTTTTTTAGCCAAGAGTCGGCATGTATCTCTCTGCCATTGGGGTTTCCCCCGTATGGCGTTCTCTTGTCAGTCCCCACCCGACCCCCGTCGACAT